CCACGCTTTTCTGCCTCATGCCTAGCCAACAAAGCATCCACTCGTTTGTCATAGTCATCCTTATAGTTGTCGATCGATGGTCGATCATTAGGTGTGACTTCTGGTTGTTCGGAGACTGCGGGAGTGTCCTCCGATGGAGTCACGGTTTCAAGGTTTGCTGTATTATCGTTGTTTTCTTCTGACATTATACTCTCTGTGCAAATAGTTCTTCGTCCGATACTTCCATACCACCCTCGGGCGCAGGGGCAGATTCCATAGCAACTTCTTCTGTAACTTCCTCTTGCTCACCTTGCATCAAGAAATCTTTCAACTTCTTATCTTTCGCAAGTCTTTTCATAAGCGCAGCAAGTTTGGCCAAATCGTTGTCAGATACAACTGCACTGATCTCCATATCCACAGGCGCACCTGCTTGCTCTGCTACAGTCATGATTGCCATAACTGCACTCATCAGCTCTTGTGGCAACATTGTCATATCTTCTGTGTACTGTGGCATAGGTGACTGTTCACCCAGCATTGGCATAATCTCATTGATTACATCTACAACTGCATTGAGCGCACGCGCAGAATAGTTGCCTTGTGGAGTCATGATTTGCATACCCTCCATCTGTGCTTGATCCATTCCTGCTCCGATAGTCTCGGCTTGCATCATCATTTCTTGTGGTATTGACATGTTATACTCCTATAAAACTTGTGCAACGGCTTGTGGACTTCCTTGTTGTCCTTGTTCAATCGTTGCTGTAGGTGAAGGTTGTTGTTGTGTTTGTGATAAATCTTGTATTCCTTCGACGTTTGTCTCGAGGAAATCTTCTGGAAGATCCAACTTGCGTACAAGTTCTTGTAAGACTTTTTGTTGTGGAACTCCCAGCTCCATTAAAACGCCGATTGATTGCAAGAAGTCCTGCTTCTTCACTGCCTCTGATACTGGTGTCGCTCCTGCATCAAGCGCGTAAAAGCTAAAATCTCCATCCAAATCTTCAGCTCGAACAATCTGAGTCTTACCATTGATGACAATGACATCGGGTTCATCTTGCAAAAAGATCTTCATCATGCTGATGTATACGGACGCAGTATACTCAATCATCGCATCACGCTCACGTGCCAATCGTCCAATCTCACTGGAACTGTACGAAGCCAACGCTGTAATCTCTGTGGCTGTTGCACGTGTAGCCTCACCCCTCGTAAAGGGAGCCATGACTGATCCACGCTGGAAATCATCATTGACTTGACGAATATATGTTTCCAACTCGGGAGGAACACCTGTATGCGGTACAGCCTGTATCGAGCCACTCAGATTCTGACTTGGGCTAAGTTCTGCCTCGATGTACTCACCATCTGCACCTAGTGCCAGTTTTGCCATATCCTCATCGGTAAACACACCTTTCTTTACAATCCATTGTCGAGCAGCTCTTCGTACCATGGTGGACTGATATGTTCTGATAATGTTGGTTTCCTCCACCTGGCTATACACTCTACGCAGCGCAGAATAACCACGCATAGGCAAATCAGGCTGACGAGAAAAGTACAAAGGAATAAGAGGAGCCAAAGGATTATTAGCCGCATCAGTAAATGGTATCTGATCATACTTCTGTACCTCAGTCTTCTCTCCATCTCCAATCTCTACCTCAACTCCATCATATAGCCACTTCTCACCATTCGCATAGTCGGGACTCCATACATACATCTTGTTGTTTTCCAAGTCGTAAAACTCTACAATCTGTATGTATTCAAACGGACTATCGGGTTCATGTCCACTCTCATTCAATGCTGACAGGTTTGCTGACATATATGGTGCGTTCTCATGCCCACTATCATAGTCCAAGAAACGTATCAACTGGTGTGCTGCATACTTCTTGTTCCCATACTTGGCCTTGGCCTCTTGCAAAGTAATGTGGTACCTGTGGCCTACGTACTTCTGTTCTATCCAACTGGGTGCATCGGTATCTACAATCACGTCCCAAGCCGCAACCGCTGATACACCCACGCGCTTAAAAGGATCCGGATGTTGGGTAGCATACAGTTTCAAGAATGCACATGGGTATATCAAAGCGAGTCGTGACACATCCTCTATCTGTGTTCGAACTTTATCAAGAAACGCATTGGATAGGGCTTGAACTTTTTGTGAATCCCCTCTTCCTCGTACATCACCCTTGACAATCACAGATGGATTGCGTGAATACAACGAGGCTATATAACCCTCTATATATTCATATGCACGTGTTGTCTCAATAAGAATCTGATCGGGTGCGTAATCTTTATCCCAATACCTGGTCATATATGCAGCACGAAGTTTTCTGAGCTCAGCTTTCTGCTCATCCCAGTATTGTTCGTGTCTACGAAACAATGCTTCTGCAATCTTTGCTTTCATTGTGCGCTCCTATAAGGTAATCGCATTAATCTTATACGTTTTGCTCGTCGATTGCTAATCAATCTATCCATTAATCCTTGCTTTGCATTACGAACCATATAACTTGGTATATCTCTAGCACACCTGTAGGCCAATGCCAATGAGTCAGCCAAGTCATCATGCAACCCATTCGGAGCCTCTGGAGCAACTTTATATATCGTCATACTGCGAAGTTCCATCAAAGTTGTCATATCCAACCTAGACAACATGTCAGAAGAAATCATCTCACGCAAAATCTCGTATGCTTCAATCTTGGACTTTGCACTGGTCACCCAATGCTTGCCCTCTTCACTGTACCACAGATTGTTATACCCATAGTCAATCAACTTCTGTATGACCACATGACCATGATTGTTCGATTCGCACAGCACCATGGCATCGTTATACTTTTGTGCAATCAACATAATCTTCTCGGAAAACTCTACAGGAGTAATCGTATTGCACCTGTACTGATACACTACTTCACGGCTAGAACAAGACACAACACAAATGCAACTATAATCACCACCAACGCCACCAGCAACGTCCACTCCGATTGCATATACATCATCGCTGTATACCTCCTTTTCGTATATACGCTCATTACCATCAAAGATAATCGGCTCTATACGATCCAACGCATCGGGGTCAAAGTAGGCAGAACTACCAAACGAAAACGCATCATCAATAGACGCAGGATACTCTCGCTTAAACTTGTCAATGCCAATGGTCGCAACCTGTTCTCTACGCCATTGAATCTGTTCAGCATCCAAACCATACAAGTTTATTAGCTTCTGCTCTTCCTCTGTATATATCATGTCCGTCGGTGCTGGGGTCCTGTAGTTCTGATGTTGCCACCACCAAAACGTTACAAGTGTCCACCCATTGTCGGGTGCCTCCTTACACAACTTGTGGAACACATCACCCACAGTATTGGGTGTAGACTCAATCACAATCTGACCTTTACCCACTGTCGCTACAACTTGGGCCAACACTTCCTCTTGATCTGGGTAGAAAGCAAACTCGCTCAAATGCGCAGCGTTCAGCGTAAATGAACGAGTCCCTCCACTGGATCTAGCAGTATACGATGATAGGCCAGCCTGTGTGTCATCAAAAATCAAATCCGTCGTATTGTCTATCGAACAATGACGCTTCAACATCTCCGGCAATCCTGCCAAGAAGTTGTTGTCCATCTTCCGCAAGTGCTTCGCAGAACGATCATGAAAACTCAATACACCATACTTGATTGGGTCTTTACTGGTGTACACTTTCCAAAACGCATACGCACGCAATAGTGTACTCACTCCAATCTGTCTGGGCTTCACTACAATAATCTTCTTCGAGCTGCATATCTGCTGCAATAACTGTTCCTGTTCTGGGTACAGTTCAAACTGTTTATATGCACCACTATACTTGTCTTGTACGCGCAGCAGTCGAAAGAACTTGATCGGGTCTGCCAACACATCCTGCAAGTCTTTGCGATGTCTACGAGGAACCTTGTACGATATATAGGGTAGACTCATTTATCCTTGACCAACTTCAAGATGTTCTTCATCTCACCATCATTGGCATCGCTAAACTTACCCTTGACTCCCTTCTTATTACGAAACGTGTCAATCACATACTTGGCAGCATTCACCTTAGCACCATCGTTCTGTCCATTTTCCATGACAATCTGTAACGTCTTGTACGCTTGGTCCAACAAGTTGCGCTCACGTACCTCCGTATCAAACAACGGCTCATTGTACCCCATGATCAAAGCCTTGAACTCCGGCTTCTGCTTCCATTGAATCACAGTCTGTCGAGCAACACCAACCTCATTGGCAATCTGCTTCAAACTCATGTATCCCTGCGCACACAACAACGCAGCCTTTTTATGTTTCTGTGTAATCTT